TATATGCGAGATTAATGGGATATTCTAATATTCAATTATATAATCTATCGCAACGAATAATTAATGGTGAACGTAATGCCTTCTTTGGAGAAGCATATAATTTAAGTTATACCGATATTTATGATTTTGCTTCTGCTAGTAACAAGAAATCTCTTAAGAAATTAGAGATAGAAATGGGTATACATCATAAGGAATTAGGATTGCCATGGGATCAACCAGTACCAGAAGAACTATGGCCAAAAGTAGCAGAATATTGCGATAACGATGTTATTGCGACAGAAGCTGCTTGGGATTATTTATCAGCCGATTGGACTGCTAGACAAATTTTAGCAGATTTGGCTGGTTTAACGGTTAATGATACAACCAACACATTAACTACAAAATTTATATTTGGTAATAATAGAAATCCACAAAGTGAATTCTGTTATAGAGATTTATCGCAACCAGTGAAAAAATTACCAGATGCTGTATTAGATTTCTTAAAAGAAGCTTGTCCAGAAATGATGGCACAAACTCATGGTAAAGCAAATAGTTTATTACCATATTTTCCTGGGTATAAATACGAAGGTGGTAAATCTTCATATAAATTTGTAGATGAAGTTGGTGAAGGTGGGCGAGTATATGCTGAACCAGGTATGTATTATCATGTGGCGTTATTGGATATAGCATCAATGCACCCTCATAGTGCAATCGCTGAAGTCATATTTGGACCAAAATTTACTAGACGATTTAGAGAAATTGTCGAAGGGCGTGTTAGTATTAAACATAAAGCATGGGATGAAGTTAATAAAATGCTTGATGGAAAATTAACGCCTTATATACAAAAAGTAAAAAATGGAGAGATGGAAACAGCTGATTTAGCTAATGCATTAAAAACAGCAATTAATTCAGTATATGGTTTAACGTCAGCTAATTTCGATAACCCATTTAGGGATACAAGGAATAAAGATAATATTGTTGCTAAACGTGGAGCATTATTTATGATAGATCTTCAAGAAGCTGTTCAAAAGAAAGGATTCACTGTAGCACATATTAAAACTGATTCAATTAAAATTCCAAATGCGACTCCAGAGATAATAGAATTTGTTATGAACTTTGGAAAGTTATATGGATATACTTTTGAACATGAGGCTACATACGAAAGAATGTGTCTTGTAAACGATGCTGTATATATTGCAAAATATGAACGAGCAGAAAGTTGTGAGAAACGTTATGGATATGTTCCAGGCGATAATGCTAAAAAAGGTGGAAAATGGACAGCAACCGGTGCACAATTCCAAGTGCCTTATGTATTTAAGACATTATTTAGTAAAGAAGATCTTACTTTTAATGATATGTGCGAAACAAAATCAGTTAAATCTGCAATATATTTAGATATGAATGAACAATTACCTGATGTGTCTGTTTATGAAAAAGAATTAACTAAAATTGAACAGCAACATAAAAAACAACTTATGTCTGACGAAGAATATACTGTCCTTGCTAATAATTTAAATGATAAAATAGCAAAAGGACATGATTATGTATTTGTTGGAAAAGTTGGTAGCTTCTGTCCATTGTTACCTGGACATGGTGGAGGTCTACTTGTGAAAGATCAAAATGGTAAGATGTATTCAGTTACCGGAGCTAGTGGATTTAGATGGTTAGAATCAGAATTAGTGCAAGGTGTTAATGAAAAATATATTGATAAAGCTTATTATAATAAATTAGTAGACGAAGCGATTGATACAATATCTCAATATGGTGATTTTGAAATGTTTGTATCTGATACTGGTGAGTAATGCGACGAGATGAACTAATAAAAATAAAGGAAGATCTTATTAAAATAATTGAAGCTACATTAGACAATGATATAGATAAGGATAGGTTAACCAAGACGGTAGATGTTTATATGAACATACATATAAAACCTAAACAAAAAACATTGTCTAAGACGCGTAAAAAACATGGTATATAATGAGAGGATAGTAGAAAATGATATTTATAGTTCGGGCTTCTCCAACGACCCGATTAAATGGAATGTACACGAATAATAGGTACTTCCGTCGTGAAAGCTATAGAAAATTGCATATACTATTTCTCTTTATTTTTAGAAAGAAGGAGGATTATATGAATAGTATTGGATGTGGAATTAGCAGATTCATAGGAATTACATTGACTGGTGTAGCCTTAGGATTCGGTTATACTATTGGTAAAAACTGGGCTAACAATGTTATTGAAAGCTATAATGCAAAAGAAGATTCAAAGAAAAATAAATAATGGAGGAGTAGATAATTATGGAAATTGTTTTTAATGAAGCAAGAGGTGTATTAGAAGTATCTAATGCAAGAATTATATTTAGAAATTTTTCAGGAGTAGGAAGTAAATACAATCGTGAAGGAGATAGAAACTTTGCTCTTATTATTCCAAACGAAGATATGAGAGATACTTTGTTGGATAATGGCTGGAATGTAAAGACAAAACCTCCTAGAGAAGAAGGCGAAGAACCATTTATGTATATGCCTATCAAGATCAAATTTAACGATAGAGGACCAGGTATATATTTACTTTCAGGAAATTCGCATCAAAGATTGAATGAAGACACTGTAGGAATGTTAGATGAAATAGATATTCAAAGTGTTGATATGGATATTCGCCCATATGATTGGGAAGTTAATGATAAAACAGGAAGAACTGCATATTTACAAGCTATGAATGTTACTCAAAATATTGATCGTTTTGGAGCAATGTATGCAGAACAAGAAAGGAACATGTAGTATGGATAGTAAAGTATTTATTGAATTAGCAAAAAAAATAATTAGAGATTATACAAACGAACACTTAGATAAATCAGATAATATTAGTATAACTGAAGAAGATGTGTTTGTTGTTTGGTATAATAAAAGTTTACAAAACCACAAAGCATTATTAAGCACTAAATTATATGATGGTATGTATTATGAATTAACATACAATGGTGATAAAGAAGAATTATATATTGATGCATATAAGAAGTTTCAAAATATATGCTTATCAAAAGAAAAGATGGAAGAGGTAAAGTAATATGGAATTAAAAGATACTGTAAAATTAATGGAAAGCGATAATTATAAAGATCGCTTTAAAGCTGAATATTTTCAAACAAAAATAAGATATAATAAATTACATAAAATGATTATTAAAGCAGAAGCTGGAACATTAGATTTCGAATTAACAACTCCTATATTGGTGTTGAAAAATCAAAAATCTTTTATGGGACAATATCTTAATCAACTAGAAATTAGAGCAGAGATAGAAGGCATTAATCTAGAAGAACTTTCTAGCTCAGAGGCATAGCCTATGAAAATAGATGCATTGACTAATACAGCCGTAAGAATGGTTGTAGCTTATTATAACAGAATCTTAAATCGTGATAAAAAATTAGAAGATATTACTAATAAAAATGTTTGCATAAAATCTGTCTCAGAAAATTCTGATGGTCTTATATCGATTGTATTATTAATTGATAATGATGAGAGTGAAGAATATCATGTTGATTATAAAAATGGTAACATAACATCATATATTATAGGAGATAAGATAGAATTCTCTTCATTAGGAAAGGGTGCTAAGCGATGAAAATAGAAAATTTATATATAGCAGTTATTATCATGGACGCAATTGCTTGTGGTCTAAATTTATCTGTTGCATTACTTAAACATAATATATTTAATTTAATATCTGGTATTAGTTTTGCAATATTGACCATTGTATTTACACTGTTATATTTCCGTGAAATTAAAAATAATTAAGAAGGTGATTTACTGTGGCTGAAACATTTCTTTATGATTATCAAATGGATGCTGTTAATAGAATGCGAAATGGATGTATTTTAAATGGTGGAGTAGGCTCTGGTAAATCTAGAACTGCACTATATTATTATTTTAAGGAGCAAGGCGGTAGTATTGATAAGGAATATATTCCGATGAAAAATCCAAAAGATTTATATATTATCACTACTGCCAGAAAAAGAGATACACAGGAATGGGAAGCCGAATTAAGCCCATTCTTGTTATCTACATCTGAGAGTAACAAGAAAAAAATAGGAAATTTAATATATATTGATTCATGGAATAATATTAAAAAATATATTGATGTTAAAGATGCGTTCTTTATATTTGACGAACAAAGAGTTGTTGGATATGGCGCCTGGGTTAAAGCATTTTTAAAAATAACACAAAATAATAAATGGGTTTTATTAAGTGCTACCCCCGGGGATACCTGGTCAGATTATGTCCCCGTGTTTATAGCAAATGGATTTTACAGGAATGTTACTGAATTTAGGAGAGAGCATGTCATATATTCTAGATTTACTAAATATCCTAAAATAGACAGATATATAAACACCGGTAGACTTATACGACTAAGGAATCGTATACTAATAAATATGGATTTTGATAGGAAAACAATATCACATCATATAGATATATACGATGATTATGATAATAAAAAATATAGTGCTGCTATAAGAAATAGATGGAATCCATATACTGACGAACCAATAAGACAAGCAAGCGAATTATGCTATGTTTTACGTCATATTGTAAATGAACATGAGTCTAGAATAACTTCTATATTTGAAATTCTAGATAAAACACCTAGAACAATAATATTTTATAATTTCGATTATGAATTAGATATATTAAAAAATAATTTGGAGCCTTTGGTCTCCGATAGATATGATTTTGAATTAGCCGAATGGAATGGTCATAAACATCAACCGATGCCATCTTCATCTAAATGGGTATATTTAGTACAATATACTGCTGGCGCAGAAGGATGGAATTGTATAACAACAGATACGATTATATTTTATAGTCAGAATTATTCATATAAAATTCTATCACAAGCTTGCGGAAGAATAGATAGATTAAATACCCCTTATAAAGAATTATATTATTATCATATAAAATCTAGAAGCGGCATTGATTTAGCTATAGCAAAAGCATTAAGTCAGAAAAAACAATTTAACGAACATAACTATGTAAAGTGGTAAAGGAGCAATTATGATAAAAGTAAGTATTTCATATTTTGGCAGAATGCGATTTTTAAAACCATATCAAATACCAGTTAGTACAGCCATGTGGGATCCTAAATGGTTTCATGATAATAAGGATCAATATCATGTATTCCGATACCACAATGGCCAATGGTTTGGAAATAGAGCAAAATATCTTATGCCAAAATATAGTTACGGTCAAACCTGCAAAGGACAACCTTGTAATTATGATCCAAAAACATGTAAATTTTTATCAGAATATCGTAAACAAATATTCGAATTAGATTTCTATGCAGTAATGCATGATTTACAAAGTATAGCTAATAGAATAGAAACATACGATGATTTTGATCATGAACCAGAGATAGTGTTAATGGTTTATGAAAAACCAGATACACCATGCTCTGAAAGAGTTATATTAAAAGAGTATTTCAAAAGATACAATTATGAATTGGAGGATATTTAAAATGTTTAGAGTTAAAAAAGAAATAACACACCAAGATATAGGTGGAAAAGAATTTATAATTGATGATATTATAAGTAGTCAATTAGATTTAGATCTTGCCTATAATAGAGCGGTTTTAGAACACAATATAGCTTGCATAAATTTCTTTAATAGAAGACCTGATATTATAGAAAAATTTACAGTATATGAAGACCCATTAACTGGGCCATTTCTTAGAGCCAAAGTGGATAAAGAAATTAAAAAGACAAAAATATTATATGGACATGTTGATAATTTAGGTTATATTGTAACAGAAGATGAATTAGAAGAGGTGGTATAAATGGATCGTTATCAAGTACGTCTAAAAGGTGACGGATGGTTACCTAATATGAATACAAACATGATGTCTGTGATGATGTCTAATTATGATTTAAATACAAATCCAGAAAGACAAATTCAGAATAGTATTGACACATGGAATGATAGAAGATTATTATATAATTTAGGTAAACCATCTATAACACTTAGTGAAGAAATATTCGATAAAGTAAGTGGTGTTTTTATAAACAATTTACGAAAGAAAGGATATTCTATAACATGGAGTGATAAGTTATTAACTAATAATTTTATACTTAAAGATTCTGGAGTACATGATTTATATAATCATGACGATGATTCAGTTGATGCAATGAGATACGCTATGGAAGACATAGCTAAAACTCGAGTACTATATAATAGTTTCTATGGTTTACCATTATCAGACGATAAAGAAATGAAAGCGAGGTTATTTACAATGCCAGAGAGATATATTATAAATGAAGATGCAGCTATATTATTCTGGGCTGATGGTACTAAAACTGTAGTAAAAAGAGCTGAGGACGATGAGGCTGATCCAGTTAAAGCATTCTTGTGGGCATATTTTCAATATACAAGTGGAATGACTAAAACAAAAGCTAATCAATATCTAAAAGAAGTTAATGATGAATATTACGATAATCAATCAGATACAGATATGATCGGTGTTCATTATGATGAAAATGGTAAGTTATCAATACCTGATATGCTACAGAATGTATCAAACGCATTTTCAAAATTAGGAAAAACAAAGAAAGAAGAAAGAAAATAAGAGGATAATTATATGAGAATTAATAAAAAGTTTCTGTATAGTTTTATCATAAATATTATGTTAATAACTATATCAGGCATATTATTATTCTATAATCATAATCTTAGAGTTAAAAACAATGAATATAAAGAGGTTATAGAAAATAAGACAGCAATTATAGAACAAAAAACAGAAGAAATTACTAAATTAAGTAATGACATTAAATTATACGACGGTGTTAAAAATAATATCGATAGTATAACAAAAACTGTATACACTAATAAGACGACTGTTTTAAAGGATAAAGCTAGTGATGATAGTAAAAATATATCAGAATATGTAATTAATACACAATTAAGAAAAATAGGAACAGAGGGTAAATACACTATAATATTATCAGACGATGGTTCATTCCATTATATTAATAGTGATGATCTATCTAATGAAAAGACAATTATAAAGAAACAGGTGTTACCCTCCCCAGTCAGTTATAAAAAAGCAACCGGTAATACCAAAGTTTATCAAGATTACGCTTACAGTTTATTTGCTTCTTATAACTGGTCTGATGAAGATTTATTGTGCCTTATAAATTTATGGAATAGAGAATCAGGATGGAATCCATACGCAACAAATAGTAGTTCTGGAGCTTATGGTATTCCACAATCTTTACCTGCTAGTAAAATGGCAGCGTTTGGTTCAGATTATTTAACAAATTATAAAACACAAATACAATGGGGATTGAATTATATTAGTAATAGGTATGGTAGTCCAACAAATGCTTGGGCTCATTTTCAATCACATAATTGGTATTAATTATATTTAGTAGAAGGGATAGTGATCATTGTAATGAAAGGCAAAATACTGAGTTTTATAGCAGGTGTAAAAACTTTATTATGTTTGATACTTGTACCTACTATATTTATTGCCTTTATACATAGCTGTATGGAAGAAAGTAAATATAAGAGAGAGCATCCTATATATTATTCTTATGTAGATGCTTTAGGTAATTCAGGAACAACAGATAAATATTGCGTTGAAAAAGGCGACATGCTTCTTGGGACAACAGATATGACATGTAAATTAAATGACGGCACTATCACAAAAGTTATATCATTTAATAAATTGAGGAAGGGAGAATAATTATGGATTTTAATATTAATGGTTGGGAGGCTTTAGTAATTATAATATTAATTATATCATTATATAATATAATTAAGGAAATTGTTATAGCTATAACATATAATAATGTTGTTAAAAAACTTGTAGCATCAAAAATGTCTAAAAAAGAATGCGAAGAAGTTTGGAACAGCATATTACCTCCATTAGAAGAAATTAAAGAAAAGCCAAAGAAAACCAGAAGTACTAAGAAAAATGAAGACTAATGAAGAAATTTTACAAGATGTTCAGCAAGCATTAAATATATTAGATGAAGTTGAAGAGTATCAAAGTACATTAAATGATCAATTATCAGTACAAGATATGAAATTGTCAGATTTACGACATTTAATAGAGTTTAATAATTTAAATGCAGCTAGTTCTTGTTCAGTTATTAAAGAAATAAAAAATGTTCTAAATACAAGACGTATTATTAAAGACAATATGGATTTATTGAAAGTTTATCAAATGCATATTTCTAAATTGAATAATTCGAGTAATAGAAAAATGTTATTATCAGAATTATTTAAAAAACAGAAGACTATTGATAATGCTACATATTATAATAGAGTATATAGTGCAGAAGAGTTTGATAAATTTTTAGGAAAGAAGGTAAAAGAAGATGAACAAACAGATGGAGGAATTCTGCCAGAAGAAACGACAGAATCCGGAACATCACTCGTTGCTGACGCCGGATAATATAGTTAAATCAATAACTTTATTATTGGGTCCTAATGGTACCGGTAAGTCTATGTCAATACGTAACTTGTTTGAGGAATTTAAAAGTAATGGTTATAAGGCTTTTATATATTCTAACAAAGGGGAGGATATAGTAACACACCATTCAGGATGGGATCCTAGAAAACTTGCTTGTGCCTTTCATTCAGAAGGTGAAAGAATTTGTGATTCTATTAATGATTGGGCCGATCGAGTATATTTAAGAGAACTCTTAACAAACACAGATGATATAGTATTTTTATTTGATGAGTTTGATAGTGGGTTATCATATGATCGTTTACAAAATCAAATAAGGGATTTCAACAATATTATACAGTTAGAGAAAGAAAAACATCCATCTAGGATAGTTAAATATATTTATACATGTAATAGTTATGAAATGCTTGAATGTTTTGATAATATAAGCGACGAATTATTGGATATTATATGGGTACCAACGAAAGAACATATATCCAGAATGAGTTATGAAGAGTTCAAAAATAGATATATTCAATATTATGAATACATGACACCTAAAGACGAACAGATTTAATAAAAATTGGGAGATTACATATTAATGGCCCACCCCTACCGTTAATATGTTTGGGAGGCGGCATGGTCTAGCCGTTTGTGGGTTATAAGTAGACCATATATTGGAGGAAATTATGAATTTTTTAGATATAATACTAATTATAGTAATTATTATATTAACTTTAGGAGCATTGATATTACAATTCATGGCTGTTAAAGATGAAGAATATGGAATGATTGGCGGAGTATTTATCGTGTGGTTAGTATTTTGTGGGTTTATATTCTGTGTTTCATTCGTAAAAATAGATAAAAAGAGTGGTGCTACTGTTGGAACTATAACAAGTGTTGATAAGAATTTCTTCGGTACAACTGCATTATATATAAAGACTACTGAAACTACAGAAGAACAATATTGTATTGAGGATGATGAATTAGCTGAAATAGCTAAAGAAAATATTGGTAGAAAGGTAAGAATTAACTATGGTACTAGAGTTGGTATATTCTCTACAGGAGCATGTAGTGATGCACCAGTTCAAATTATAGCTATTCTTAATGAGGAAAAATATGAAAATAATGATTAGTCAGCCTATGGCTGGAATACCAGATGAAAAAATAAGAAAACAACGTGATGAGATAATAGAGAAATTTAAAAAATTACACATAGAAGTTGTTGATTCATTTATAACTGAAGAAGCTCCTAGTGATAGTTATAAACCTAATGTATATTATTTAGGAAGAACTATAATGACTTTCTTACATCAAGTTGATGCTGTATATTTTGCAGATGGTTGGAGAGAAGCTAGAGGATGTAGAATTGAACATCAAATTTGTAAAGAATATGGAATTAAATGTTTATATTCTGATTTCTTTGAAACAGATACAATGAAAGAATGTGTATCAGCTCCAACTACTAGTATTACTATTGGTAATAGTCATATATTAGGAAACGGTTTACGTGGATCAAATAGTGATATTACTTATTAGGAGGAATTATGGAAAACGAATTAAAAGAACATATTGTTGATTTTGAAAAATATTGTTCAAGTTGCAAATATCGTAATTTGAAAAAAAATGATAATCAACAAGAGCCAGAACCATGTAATGAGTGTCTGACTGAATCTGTCAATTTATATTCTACTAAACCAGTAAAATATGAAAAGGAAGAAAAACAAAAAGAAAAATAAATAGAAAGAATAAAAGAGGATAATAGTTTATGAAAAGATTTATAGATAATGATCAAAAATTTTGTGATGCTGTGGCTCCATATAAGAAAAGATGTCGTTGCGGACACACTATGTTAGTTAGTAAAAGAAAAGGAAAAGAGTTTGATCTTTGTTCTTGGTGTGGTCATCGTATATATGCGGACGATATTAAACAACAAAAATATGAAGAGTCATTAAAGAAGGATAACTTTTTTAAACAGCTACAAAAATATCTAACGGTTTCAAATTGTGTTATGAAGGAGAGCAGTGGATCTTATGAATAATTTTAAAAACTGTAAAACACGAGTATTTAATGATAACGAAGCATATTTTAAATTTATACATGCTCATCCAGAGTATGAAATTAGATTCTTAAAGTTATCAGACAATTCTAATAAAATACGAGTATATTATAGTAAGAAATTAGGGAGACCTAAGAAAATTCAGGAGGATATTGGTAAAGAGGTTAACATTAAAGGGAAAAATAGGAGAAAAATATGGAAGAGAACTATACTGAAGAATACAATAGAAGAGATGCTAAAAAAGGACGAGAAGCTTACATCGAAGCTGTAAAAGCTGGATTAAGAGAAGAAGAACAGCTTAGAGAAAGACGTGAATATAAAGAGCATTTAAAACGTGAAGATTTTAAGAGAAGGATGAGTATCATAGTTTACGATACTGATAACCTATTAGAGAAATATGAATTATATTCTATTGATATTAGTAAATTACAGGGAAGGGCTATATTAAGAAAACCAATAGAAGTTAAATACTGGTCTCAATTCGTAAGTGATTGTCATAGACTTGGGTTGGAAGCTTGTTGTGATAGTGAAGGCAACATGTACGATTATTTATAGTTTGAGTACGCGAATAAAACATTTACTATATTGAGGAAAGGAGATTGAGATTTATGAAAGAAAAAATTGAAGCTGTTAAAACTGCAATTTCTAAACCAGAAAATAAAAAGAAATTAATTTATGCTGGTCTTGGATTAGGAGCTAGTGTTACCGGATTTATAGGTTATAAATTAGGAACAAGTATGGCAACTAAAAAGATAGCAGATGAAATTTGTGTTATTATTAATGGCAATGAAGAGCTTGCAGAATCATTTAGCAAGGCTGTAGATGAATCTTTAAATAAAGAATAATCTTAAGACCAGAGGGGGTCTAAGCTAAAAACTTAGCCTCTTCTTTTTCTAAAATTTGCTGGCCACTTTTAAAATAGGATTTGGCCATTTGGCCACTTTTTCTGGGTTTTTTCGAAAAATTTTTGAGTGTCATTTTTTAGACCTTAAAAAAAAATCGCATTTTGCCCACTTTTTTTGGCCATTTGGCCACTTTTAAAATAGGATTTGGCCAGGGGTTTTCCCTTATTTTACAAGGGTTTACGGGCGTTCTGGCCACTTGGCCACTTTTTTTTGTAATTAATGTGATATAAAAAAATTAAAAATATATAATAATATACAAAAATTTTTGGCCATTTGGCCACAAGCTTAAAAACAGCAAAAATATCCTCTTTTTTCTTAGTCGCGTAAAAATCACGCCCTTTTATAGGAGAGAGAGGAAAAATCGCTGATTTTACTGTCTTGTTTTTGACGTAACGCATTTCTCCCATTGACTCTTCTTTTATTTTTAATTTGAAGGAGTGCAAGTTTATGAAAAAAGAAAGTCAATTTCAGTCAAAGTTACGAAAAGAACTTGAAGAAAAATTTCCAGGATGTATTGTAACTAAATTAGATTCTGGAGACATTCAAGGAATTCCTGATTTGTTAGTCTTGTATAAAAATAAATGGGCTACTTTAGAAAATAAAAAATCTAAAAATGCACATAGACAACCGAATCAAGAATATTATGTAGATAGGATGGATAAAATGTCTTTTTCTAGATTTATATATCCAGAAAATAAAGATGAAGTTATATCCGAATTGACTGACATGTTTAATAAATAATTTTTGCAATAAAAAGGAAAGGAGATTATTGCTAATGGTATTTAATGATCACAGAAATTTAGAAGGATGTCATGCGCCTTTTAGTGCTAGTAAATCTAGCTGGCTTCGTTATGATGACCAAAAGGCTATAGAGACATACCGAAATATTCAAGCTGCAGAATTAGGTACACGTTTACATGCTTGGGCAAAGGAAACTATTGATCTTGGTATTAAACAACCTAAATCAAGAAAAACTATATATGCATATGTTAATGATGCTATTGGTTTTAATATGAGTACTGAAGTTGTATTATACTACTCTCCAAGATTTTTTGGTACAGCAGATAGTATAGTATTCAAACACAACTTTCTTCGTATTCATGATTTGAAAACTGGCGTAACCCCAGTTCATATGGATCAGCTTCTTGTGTATGCAGCTTTATTTTGTTTAGAGTACAAAATAAAACCTGGCGACATTAAAATTGAATGTAGGATATATCAGAATGATGATATATTGGTTGCAAATCCTACAGCAGAAGACATATTACCAATAATGGATAAAATAGTTCATTTAGATAATATATTAGTACAAATTGAAGGAGGTGTATAAAGTGAGTAGTCTTTTAGAAGAAATGAACGAGTGCTTTGGTTTAGGAGATGCTGTAAAACAACAAGAATTTATTGATGAAATGTCATCTTGTTTACAACATCACGGGTTAGACCACCTAACATCAAAAGTTGGTCCTGGTTCTGGAAGATATCGTTGGGGTAGTGGTGATAATGTTTTTCAACACCCTAAAGATTTTCTAGATAAAATAAATCAATTAAAAGCCAAAGGATGGACAGAAACTCCAGAAAATATTAAAAATACTTTCGGGTTATCTGTTGCACAATATCGTTCAGAAAAGACAATAGCAAATGAAGATAAGAAGGATGCTATATTTGCTAGAGTTAAACAACTTCAAGAAGAACATCCAACATGGACTGCTACTAACATTGGTAAAGAAATGGGTGTTAATGAATCAACCGTTAGAGGATGGCAAGAACAAATGGCTAAAGGAAATGAAGTAAGAGCCAGAAAATTAGCTGAATCTCTAAAACAAAGAGTTGATGAATCATCTCATGGAATGGTTGATGTTGGTAAAGGAGAAGAAATTAATTTAAATGTATCTAGAACTAAATTAGATACTGCACTTTATATACTAGAAAAAGAAGGTTATGGTGTATATTCAAATCGTATACCACAACCAACTAATAAAAATCATCAAACAACTCAAACTGTATTATGTAGTCCATCTATAAAACCACCAGAAGGTAAGCAAGTTCCATCAGAAATATATGATTATGATAAAATAGATAGTCTTACTCAATATATTTCTAGAGATGGTGGTAATACTTTAGAAAAGAAATTCCATTATCCTGCTTCTTTAGATTCTAAAAGAATAAAAATTAGATATGCTGAAGATACAGATAGTTATGGAGTTAAAGGTGTAGAAAAAGATGGTGTAATTGAATTAAGACCTGGTGTTGCAGATTTATCTCTATCAGGAAGAAATTATGCACAGGTTCGTATTCTTGTAGATGGAACACATTATTTAAAAGGAATGGCTGTTTATGGAGAACCAAAAGAATTTCCAGAAGGTGTTGATGTTATATTTAACACTAATAAAAAACGTGGTACTCCTATGATGGATCCTGATAAAAATAATAAACAAGTATTAAAAAATATAAAGAATGATCCAGATAATCCATTTGGTTCTACAATAAAAGATGCTGATCAAGGCGGACAATATTGGTATACTGATAAAAATGGAAAACGTAAACTTGGATTAATAAATAAAAAATCTGATGAGAGTGACTGGACAGAGTGGACAAATGCTTTGCCTTCACAATTCTTATCAAAACAACCAAAAGAATTAGCTAAGAAACAATTAGATTTAGCTAAAGCTACTAAATTGGATGAATTCAATACTATTATGAGTTTGGAAAATCCAGTTGTTAAGAAATATTATTTAAAGAAGTTTGCTGATGGATGTGATAAAGCTGCTGTTGATTTAAAAGCTGCAGCATTGCCAGGACAAAAATATCATGTTCTTATACCTAATAATACATTAAAACAATTAAAGGATGGAACATATGAAATTTATGCACCTGGTTATAGTCAAGGTCAAAAATTAGCATTAGTTAGATATCCACATGAAGGAATCTTTGAAATACCTATATGCACAGTAAATAATAAAAATACTTTAGGTAAAAGATTAATTGGTGAAAGATCTATAGATGCTGTTTGTGTTCCTGCTAAAGTTGCATCAATGTTATCAGGAGCAGATTTCGATGGTGATACAGTAATGGTTATACCAGCAACTGATAAAAGAGGCAGAATAAAAATTAGTAGTGCACCTGAAGGAAAGACTGCACAAATGTTAAAAGATTTCGATACAGGAATGTATGCTGGAGAAAGAGATCCTAAAACTGGTAAATATTATTACAATGGTAAAGAATATAAACCAATGGATAATAGATTAAAACAAGTTAAAATGGGTGAAGTCTCTAATCTTATAACTGATATGACTTTCCAAGGAGCTAGTCCAGAAGAATTAGCAAGAGCTACTAAACATGCAATGGTTGTTATCGATGCCGAAAAGCATAAATTAGATTATAAACAATCATATGCTGATAATAAAATAGCTGAACTTGAAAGAGCTTATCAACCAAAGTATGATGCTGCTGGAAATATTATTAGAGCTGGTGGCGCTGCTACTATTATATCACGAGCTAAAGGTCAAGCTCATGTAGATAAAAGAAAAGGGCAACCTAAAATTAATATAAAAGGAGCTAGCTATTACGATCCTACAAAACCAGAAGGAGCATACCTATGGAGTAAAGCAGATGATAAAGATTTATATTATGCACAAAGTACATATGATAAGAATACTGGTATAAAGAAGATAACTACCGCTGATGGTAAAAAGATAACCTATAATATGTATGATGAGAAGGAGCGTGCTAAATATAATCCGGTACTCCATAAGAATGATAAGACGGGCGAGGTATATTATACTAATAAAGATGGCAGTATAAAATATAAAACTGTAAAAAGAACTATTGTTAGTACTAAGATGCTAGAGGCGGATGACGCATATGATCTAGTATCTAATAAAAACCACCCCTACCCTATGGAAAAGATATACGCTGACTATGCAAATTCAATGAAGGCCCTAGCTAATAAAGCAAGAGTGGAGTATGTTCTAACAAAGAACCTACAATATGACCCACAAGCAGCTAAGGTATATAAGAATACCGTATCGGGGTTAGTGGCTAAGCTTAACCAGGCTAAAAAGAATGCCCCTATTGAAAGAGCAGTTTTACGTAAATCTAATGTAGAAATTAAAAAGAAAGTAGACCTAGATCCAGAATTATCATCTGGTGACATAAGAAAGTTAGGTCAACGTTCTATGACTAAGTATCGTTCTGAATTAGGTTCATTATCTAGAAAAGAGCGTAACATAGTTATAAATGATGATGAATGGACAGCTATTCAGTCTGGCGCAGTTAGTAACAAACTACTAGAAGACATACTAGCTAATGCAAATCCTGACTCATTAAGAGAAAGAGCAATGCCTAAAGATCGAAAGACTTTAACATTGACTCAACAAAACAGAATTAAATCGATGTCTAATTCTGATTTTACTATAAAAGAAATTGCTGACAAAATGGGAATTTCAACTTCAGCTGTTTCTAAAGTATTGAAAGGAGAATATTAATTATGAATAAAATTGTTGCAATTACTACAATTGATAATCCTTTTGATCCAATTGACAACTTTCAAGAATGGTTTATGTATGATTTGAATCACAATTACTTTACTTGTTCAAAGTTGTCAAGAATTGCTAATCTAAGCGAAACAATGTCTTCGTTTCAACAGTCTGAAGAAATTACAAGAGCAATTGATCGCTTAATTGAGTTAGATCCATTAGATATATACAAAAAAGTGGAAAAAGAAGAACAAAGTGATGAAAATATAGAGGAAGATAACCTTGAAGACCTTAACAATGATAGTGGGGGGCCTCAATAAAAAAGCACCCCCTCCTGTCAT